ATGGCAGAAAGGTTCGTGAAAACGATGAAGGAAGACTACATCGCGTTCATGCCGAAACCGAATATAAGAACGGCATTGCATAATCTTGCAGTGGCGATCGAACATTACAATGAAAACCATCCGCACAGTGCGTTGGGTTATCGCTCTCCGCGAGAATATCGACGTCAGCGGGTAACGTTAACTTAAGATACACCCCCTGTCTGGAAATAAGGGGGCAAGAACAATGATTAGATTCCCTGGTGAGTAAGAATTTTACTTTCTGAACTCCTCTGAGAGTATTGACTTGGAGAAACACCAAAATAACGTCTAAATACATAAGTAAAGTATGAGACACTGGCATAACCACAGACCTTAGCTACTTTACTAATAGGATAACAACGAGTGCTGAGTAAATATTCAGCCATTTGCATCCTCTCATCAAGTAGGATCTTACTGAATGATACCCCCTCTTCTTTCAATTTCCTCTTTAGTAAACTTTCGCTGAGATATAATCTTGATGATATATCCTTAAGATGCCATGGTGCAGATAAATCCGTATGAATAATCGTTTTAACTTTAGCCCCTGTGCTTTTCAAACATCCAAACAGAAATACTCCAAATTGTTTTTCAGAAGAAAATGCAGAGAGACATGTAAAAGCAATAGACTCATCAAAAATTTCTATATATTCAGCACAGTGATTAGCCCAACTAATTAATCCTTTAATTAAACTGAAGTCAGCAAAGTTTATTTTTAAATAAGATGGATATTCCCTACAATCAGAAATATCCCTTAAGTTATTAGCTTTCAAATAGCGACTAATAAACTCAGCGCCAAAATCCGCCACTATCACTCTTTCAGGATATGTCAGGAAAAAATCTCTATAGCTAGAGTCGACAAGTACAGATAAACCTCTATCCAGAAACACACTCTCTTTTCCAAAATAAACATCAAAGGACTCCAAAATCAATATAACTGAACATGTAGTTGCCATATCATCCACCCAATTTAACTGAAACCAGGATGAAGTATATGCATATAAAGTTCACTTTGCCAAACTTCAGTATAAAAAACCACATAAAAAATAGGGTGTGATAAAAAATACCGTAAAAATAAAGTAAAGGATTATAAATTCCGTTACAGTTACAAATGATACTAAAGAAACAATTCCTTAGAAAACCTTATTTACAGCCAATAAGTAAGACACTTATATGATATCAAGTTTTCATAAAATATAACTAGGCTAAATAGCTGCGCCTAATACCGCTACACTTTTGCCAGCCCATGTTTGCCTCCGGGTATTGACCCCTTCTCTACGCAACTTCAGTTCCCACCACCAACTTTGCGGCAGCTTTGTAGGATCAATGTCTAAAAGAATAATGGTGACCGATAAGAAAACGACTGAATAACTGCAGATTTTCGCTCGAAACCTTCCTGTCAGATCCATAGCGAATCAAGTGCTGAATGTCACAGTATCGAACAGAAAACAGTGACGATCTAACCCTTCAAGAATATTCTACGATTGTTCTGTTTAGGAAAAGCAAGGCGGGAAGTCGGGAGATAAGTCATTGATAAAGTGGCGGAGAGAGGGGGATTTGCCCCCCCGGTAGAGTTGCCCCTACTCCGGTTTTCGAGACCGGTCCAATCATCAAACGAAACATAAAATTAGCTCACATTATGAGGAAAAGTATCTTTTTTGTACTATGTAAATTCAAAGGCTTAGCCTCATTTCTCCGATGGTTTTCTCAACACTACTGGTTGTGAGCCCTTGCAATGATCATTAATATACGTCTCACAAATAATTCTTCATAGATATTGCAAAATGGATATTACTGAGTTTCCTTCTGGAGTAATTGAACACCTTGGCTGGTATGTATACCGATTGATTGATCCGAGGGACGGAAGCACCTTCTATGTAGGGAAAGGCAAAGGTAACCGCGTATTTGCCCATATGCGCGGTGAAGTGGCAGCGACTGATGATGACGAGTTACTGAGCAACAAGCTAAAGCAAATTAGAGAAATAAGGTTAGCAGGACTTGAAGTTATCCATGTCATCCATCGACACGGAATGACTGATGAAAAGACGGCGTACGAAGTTGAAGCAGCACTTATTGATGCCTACCCTGGGTTAACGAATATCATGAATGGTGCTGGCAGCAATGAATTCGGCGCCGCGCATGTCAAAGAGTTGATAGCAACATATCAGCCCGAAACCATAACATTTCATCATAAAGCATTAATGATATCCGTTAACAGAAGTGCAAAGGATTCAGAGCTTTATGATGCGGTTCGATTTAGCTGGCGCATTAATGTCTCTCGCGCCAGCCAAGCAGAAATCATTCTTGCTACTGTAAGGGGGATCGTTCGAGGGGTTTTCATTGCTGATAAATGGCTCAAATCAACACGTGAAAATTTCCCTTCGTTGAAATACTGGGACGAGGATCCTGACTTTGAGGCAACACAAAGTTCGCGCTATGGTTTTGAAGGTCGAGAAGCCCCACCTGAAATAGCAAATCTTTATCTTGGAAAAAAAATACCAGATGAATTAAGAAAAAAAGGAGCTATGTCCCCGGTCCGTTACTCACCTAATTTTTGAGTCTTTAAGTGATAAGCATAAACCGCAGCACGTCATGCATACGTCGTGTCTGCGGTTTTTCTTTTTTGCTTACACGGTGTCTGGTTCTTCTGGCCACTCAATATCCGGTGCAGTTGATGTATCAACACGGTTCAGCAACACCCGATACTTTTTCCATGCGGCCAGTAACGCTTTCTCTTCCTCCGTTGCGATTTCCAGCTCAACAACAGTCTGAACGTACCGGGAACAGCCTCCTTCAGAGCTTGAAGGATATCAATGTTCGCTTCCTGTTAACTGCCGGACAAGTGCAACCAGTTCGCTTACCTGATTTTCCAGAGTGCTGATCCGGGTGTCTGCTGTTGCCAGATTTTGACGTAGCGTTGTGTTTTCCTCTTCCAGCGCGGTAACGCGATCATCTGTTTCACGGGCGACCTGAACAAGTAAACCCGTCACGGCGGCGTAGTCAACATTAAGATAGCGCGTTTCTTCGCGTAGCTCGTTGCCGTCAACGGTCGGGCCTTGCAACTCTTCACCGTAATGAGTAAACGATCCCACAGCTTCTGGTATCGCCTCCATTACTTCCTGTGCAATAACGCCAGCATAAGGCATCCCGTTTTCCCTGAGCGTGTAGGTGTATCCGTTCATTTTACGGATTGCTTTCGTCGCGTCGCTGATAACGAGAATATCGTCTTTAAGGTCGCGGTCTGATGACTGATTCAGCGTTGTGCAATTAATAGCGCCATTTACATCAAACAACTGGCCTGCTGACGTTTTTTGCGCATAAAACAGATACGCAGCAGACGTGCCAACCTCAAAAACGTTTTGTCGAGTACTGGAACCCCACACCCTGATACCAACTGGTAGTTCTGAATTACCTGAATTAAGTAAAGCAAAACGATTGCCAGTCCCTGTTTGTTTTCTAATTACTAAATCGGCAGTTGAGTTAACCTCATCTTTGTTGATGGTTAGCGCCTGTGCTGTAGCACCGTTGACAGTACCGCTTAGTAGTTGCACCGCGCCATCATCGCCATTTAACAGCACTTGAGCGCTGCTTCTGTGGTTTTTAAGGCACAACATTTTTCCCGTGTTTTTCGATGTACCTACTGACCACGCCGAATTGGTTCCAGTGCTATCAACACCGCGCACAGCACAATTCATACTACTGTAATCTGACGTACTCCCCAGCACATCAACACGCCCGCCGCCTAATTTTGATGGAGTCGTCGAGGTTAACGACCTGACGGTTACATCCTGATTCCATCCTGAAACAACTACCTGACTCCACTCCGTCCAACTTCCATTGACAACAAAGCGAACGTATATGCGTTTTGTGTCGCTGCCAATCAGCGTTTGCATGATCGCATAATCTGAACCCGTAGTTTTACGAGTAGATTCTACACGTAGCAAAAAGTTACCGCTTACGCCGTCAGGCTTATTGGTAATATATGCACCACCTGCGACAGTTTTGCATTGATAGTATTTAACAGATCCAGCCACTGTATTAGCAATGATCAAGTCGTTTAAATCAATAGTCTTGTTGTCAATGGTTTCCGGCTCGATAGATCCCGCCATACCTGCGTTAAATGTGGCAAGGTCAGAAAAGGTTGTTTTACCGCCTACCGTCACCCCGCTATCGAGTTTTGCTTGTGTGATTACTTTGCTGTTTTTTGTGTGGTCAGAATAACTACCAAAATACAAATCACCGTCACCAGCTATACCTAGGTATTTTTGATCAACATCATCAACCTTAAACCCAATGGACAAGTTTTTAATTGTGTTGTTGCTCGTTAAAACCAAAGGCGTATGCTGAGATCCTTTGATGCTTACCGTAGTGTTATCGGAACTGGTGCTTGTGTTTGCAAATTCTGCGGTGGCTGCGCTGATTTTGTAAGTTATTTTTAGATTGCGGGCCTCAACCCTCCCGTCGTGGCGAACAATAAAATCACCACTTGATTCACCTTTTGTGTTTTTCGCCCTGATGTGGATTTCGCCAAGTGATTCGTTGTTTTCAGGCGACCAAACAACGCCGCGCTCGCTTCCGTCGTTGTTCATGAACCACAGATGAGCGGTTCCTTTTGCTGATTTTAGCCTGATAGATGGCGTTTCTTTCAATATATCAAGATCACCAGACATAACATCGCCGGATTTTTTCACCTGCGCATCGTTCGTTACGTTGCCAAGTCCAACATCCGATTTCGACGGCTTGTTTGCCGAGCCGTATAGCTCATTGACGCTAAAAGTCCCGTTGTTAAGCCGGGCATCGTTGCCGGCATAGATCTTAATCTTCGCGGTTGAGTAGTCGATATTGATCGCTGACCACGTATCGCCGCACCGCGAGAATATACCAGAACCGTGGCTATAAATGGTCGCCGTGCTTCCGGTCGGCTTATCACCGCGCCAGAAATGACCACCTTTGTCACGCAGAGCTTTTAAGATCTCTACATCGCTCATCTTGCCGTTTGTTGATATCCCGCTACCGCCAAGACCGAAAGCGCCTGTAAGCATAGCATTAGAAAGACCCAAATCTGCTTTAGTCGGCTTGTTTAACTGGTCGTAAATCCTTACAACGGGGCTTTCAACATATCCAGAAGGCGCGGCGGTTTGCTTAACAAATCCGTCTGGAATGTATAATTCCGTGCGTGCCGTCTGCGCCAGTACCGCAACCTTTGCGCCGTTGATAAATGCACGCTGGAAGGCCCAAACCTCAATAAAGCCATCATCTTTAACCAGGCCGTAACGCATTTGCATGCTATTGATTAGCCCGGTTGGCCCTAAACGGCGTATACTCAGGTAATTCCGCTCTGCCTGCTCTTTTGCATCCTGCAAATCCTTCTGGCGTTTTTTCTCCTGAAGCTCGTTAAGACGCTGCTGATCGTACTCAACCTGAGAAGATGATGCCGTCCAGGGGAGTCTTTTCGCCCGCGACACTTTCTCCTGTAAAGCGGAAATCTGTTCATCCAGCGAGTCTTCACGACCAATATTCATGGCCGCATCCCAGAAACGACTCCATAAATCAGACAGATACTTCAGCGTACTGCCCAGCGCATTGAGGTTATTATCAATATCCGCAGTACGCCGACCGGTTTCCTCTGCCAGTGCAGACATGGCTATCCGTGCCGCATCACTGGACCGCCCCTGTTCCCCAAGGACGCGTATCTGCTCAAGCTGAGTGGCAGTAAGAAAATGCAGCTCATTGTCCAGAGCCTTCGCGGCATTTACAGGATCATCCTTCAGCCGCTTAAACTGATTTATGGTATCGCTGACCGACTGGCCAACCGATCGCTCCATCTGTGCGGCAGCTCTCGCCACCATACCGATATCGTTTCCACGAAATGCACCACTCCCCACCACCTGAGCCAGCGCACCGGCTGCAGCATGTTGCGTGATACCATTCCCGGAAATAGCACGACTGAGCGTCCACAGCTGCCCGGCAGTGACTCCGGCATAATGCCCCGTCAGCGACAGCTGGCGGTTAAATTCTTCCCCCTCCTTCTGACCGTCATACCAGGCTTTACCCAGACCATAGACAGCCGCGGCAATACCGCCAATAACCCCGCCAAGCATCATGCCTTTCGGTGACATCAATGTGTCTATCCATCCGGCACGGTTACCGCCGCACTGCTTCTGAACGTTCTGTCGAGGCGCTTTTTAGAATGCTCGCGGGCCTTATCTTCGGTCATCTGCACAACGAGCATGTCCGAAGGATCGCAAACGATGGTATAGACAATCCATCCATCGATCAGACCAATGGTCTTCCCTGTTCGCGCAGGACCAACAAAAATCACCGCATCGTATTCACGCGATGCCAGGCAGTTCATGGGCTCAATGATGTAGGGTGTCAGTTCAGGATCCCATGGCACCGAGTTACCAGCCCCCTTGGGAACACGCATGAATTTTTTAACAGCCTCCGAAATCGGCATGCGACGTGGTGGGGAAAATCCTGCCGATATGTCCCTTCCCAAATTTCGGGCTGATGAAAAACCCATTATTCCTCCTAGAGACTCTCTCCTTCCTCATCAGGAATTAATTCAGCAGCACAAGCCTCGTAGGATTTTTCCTGAAGAGTGTATCGCAGGTCATCAATGGCCTGCTGTACAACGCCGACGGCCTGAGGAGTCAGGGCGCAATCGCGTTCAAGAACATCCGGAATTGTCTCCAGAACCTGGACGACAGCCTTTCTCATGGACGAATAGACGATGACTACTTCATCAACGGGGATGAGTTTTCGCTGCTCCTTTTCCAGCTTGATCCTTTCATTTTCAGACTGGTACCAATCCTTTCTCTCTTTCGGCTCCATACGGGATGGATCATGAACAGAGTCTGCTGCCTCATGCTTCACACTAAACAGGGCAGACCCGACATGCTGCAGGGCGTAAACGGGGTTCCCCCTGACAGTCGCTGCCACAGGAGTGTTGGCCGCGAGGAGCCGTTTTTTTACTGTGTCCCGGTGAAGCCCAAAGGCCTCGGCGATTTTAAAAACACTCCAGTAATAAGCATCACCGATCCCGCTCACATTTGACATAAGCAACTCCATCTGGCAGGTGAAAATCAGGTTTATTTATATATTTCAATTAATTGCAAACTGGTCTAATGACAGGGAGAAAAAAATATTGTACAGGTAAAAAGAGAAATAACTTTTAATTATCAATAAATTACCTAACATGCTGCCGCCGCCATGGAAATGCAAAAACTAGCCTTTTTCCGCGACGCTCCCGCCCCGTGGCAGGCCCCCCCACCGGGAGGACCCGTCAGCCTGACAGCCATGACGAACGTCTGATACAGCCCTTGCATGAATGGCATCGGGATAATCCAGAAAGGAATAGCATCGACCCACAAAAATCTGTGTGAGTGTCCTGTTTCTTCCCCCCCCCCGCACAGGACTGGCGAGCATGAGGGACAACCCCGCGAACCATAACCGCGCTGATGACAGGACTGGCCCGGCTTGTATTGCTTCCAGCCTTCGCTTTTGTGGCTTTTGCAATAGCCTGACGGATCTGTGGTGGTATTGCGGTAGCCGCGAACACGGCAGGTTTTTGGGGTTCGTGGGGGCATATGTACTCCAATGAAGAAGCCACCAACATAGCCTCCTCCATTCATCGTGAAACTATTTTCATCTACCCAGTAATGAATTCTTTGAAGAGTTGTGATCAATACAACTCGCTAATGGAGAGGCTTGTCTCACACGTGAGACAAGCTTCCTGTTTGATTTACTGGACAGTATAGGAGGACAGAATGCCTTCCTCACTCGAATAACATCAATTAAGGAGGTTCAACATGTTTCATTCCACAAGTCATCAGGCTGTAATTATGGCAGCATCAGTTTGTGCCAAAGACCTTTTCCGCTTCACTTTGAGCCTGATTCATTTCTACCTGACCGGCTCGCCTCTATCTTTTTAATCCCCGCTTTATCCAAATTGCATTGCCATAATGCCGACAACACACTGACATTCAAATCCAGACTACCTCCAATAGTCTGACCGTACACCTATATAGTTTTAATTTTCATCAATCCATTTAACTATCGTTTAATTGTTGTCACATAGGATTCTGCTGTTTTTAACAATACAGGATAATAAGATGAAAAAAATGTTGTTTTCTGCCGCTCTGGCAATGCTTATTACAGGATGTGCTCAACAGACGTTTACTGTTGGAAACAAACCGACAGCAGTAACACCAAAGGAAACCATCACCCATCATTTCTTCGTTTCGGGAATTGGACAGGAGAAAACTGTTGATGCAGCCAAAATTTGTGGCGGCGCAGAAAATGTTGTTAAAACAGAAACCCAGCAAACATTCGTAAATGGATTGCTCGGTTTTATTACTTTAGGCATTTATACTCCGCTGGAAGCGCGTGTGTATTGCTCACAATAATTGCATGAGTTGCCCATCGATATGGGCAGCTCTATCTGCACTGCTCATTAATATACTTCTGGGTTCCTTCCAGTTGTTTTTGCATAGTGATCAGCCTCTCTCTGAGGGTGAAATAATCCCGTTCAGCGGTGTCTGCCAGTCGGGGGGAGGCTGCATTATCCACGCCGGAGGCGGTGGTGGCTTCACGCACTGACTGACAGACTGCTTTGATGTGCAACCGACGACGACCAGCGGCAACATCATCACGCAGAGCATCATTTTCAGCTTTCGCATCAGCTAACTCCTTCGTGTATTTTGCATCGAGCGCAGCAACATCACGCTGACGCATCTGCATGTCAGTAATTGCCGCGTTCGCCAGCTTCAGTTCTTTGGCATTTTTGTCGCGCTGGGCTTTATAGGTAATGGCGTTATCACGGTAATGATTAACAGCCCATGACAGGCAGACGATGATGCAGATAACCAGAGCGGAGATAATCGCGGTTACTCTGTTCATTGCTGACCCCACAAACAGATTTCACGCTCAATCTCACGACGAGTCATGAGACCTTTCCATTGCTTACCGCCAGCATATGTCCAGCGACGTAACTGATCACATGCGCCTTTGATATCGCCCTGGTTTATTTTGCGAAGAAGCGTCGATGTTCTGAAATTGCCAGCACCCACGTTGTAAACGAATGAGTAAAGAGCGCCGCGCGTTGTTTCCGGTATATCGACTTCGATGTATGGGTTAATTTGTCTGGCGACAGTGGCAAGGTCTTTATTCAAGAGTGCTTTGCATTCTGCTTTGGTATACGTTTTACCGAGCATGATGTCTTTTCCTGTATGCCCGTGACATACGGTCCATACACCAACAATATCTTTGTATGGTATGTAGCTGACACCTTCCAGACCATCGTTACCACTTGGGCCAGTGATTAACACTGATGCTATAGCAATTGCTCCGCCACCAATAGCAGCAGCAACTGCTTTTCGTAATGATGGAGGCATTATTCACCTCTCGCAGCCTTGCGCTTATCTTCTTTAATCTTGAAATAAAGGTTTGTCAGGTACGTCAGCAAGCCAAATACCAGACTACCCAGCACACCTATTGCCGCCCACTGTGAGGGCGTGACTTTATCGAGCAGCTGTAAAAACCAGTAACCGGCACTACCTGCTGAGGTGCCATAGGCGACACCCGTTGTTAACTTATCCATGGATTTCATAACCCCACCTCGCAGACAAAGCGGGTGTAAATTGAGGGAATACAACGTATCGCAAAAAAGCAGAAACGTAACAGACTCGGAGTCAGTGAATAACTCAGGTATTGAGTTATCAGCTAATATCGAGACTCAAAAAATGGAAAAACCAGCTCGACGGCGGGTTTAAGCTGTGTGACGAAGTAACCACTCTTAACAGCATAACCAATTTTTTACGTACGTAAACCACTGAATGATATTTATGAGAATGCTACCGAGTGTTCAAAACACCACCACAAATACATAAGAAAACCTCAACAAATAACTAACAAATAATTTCCAGTGTTATTTTTAGCCGATTTAAATTGAATCTTCAAATTATAGAGCACTTATAAATAACAGCCGTTAATATAAATTGGCTAATAGATTTATTTTTATTCAGCCAAGAGCTATGAATAGGATTCGATAGAAAAAAGTTCAGATAAAAATAGAGATCTACTTCACAAATCAAACGAGAAACCAAAACTTACATCTTGAAATAATCACATTGATTAGATGAATATTTATCGCGCAGTGACATCATTTTTTAATAATAGTTCAAAAAAAAGGGCTCACGATGAAAAAATTAACAGTGGCAATTTCTGCTGTAGCTGCATCAGTACTGATGGCGATGTCTGCTCAGGCAGCTGAAATTTATAATAAAGACAGTAACAAGCTGGATCTGTACGGGAAAGTTAATGCTAAGCACTACTTCTCCTCTAATGATGCAGATGATGGTGATACTACTTATGCCCGTCTTGGCTTCAAAGGTGAAACCCAAATCAACGATCAACTGACTGGTTTCGGTCAGTGGGAATATGAATTCAAAGGCAACCGCGCTGAATCTCAAGGTTCCTCCAAAGATAAAACCCGTCTTGCCTTCGCTGGCCTGAAATTCGGTGACTACGGCTCCATCGATTACGGCCGTAACTACGGTGTAGCATACGACATCGGTGCGTGGACTGACGTCCTGCCAGAATTCGGTGGTGACACTTGGACTCAAACCGACGTGTTCATGACTCAACGTGCAACTGGTGTTGCAACCTATCGTAACAACGACTTCTTTGGTCTGGTTGATGGTCTGAACTTTGCTGCTCAGTACCAAGGCAAAAACGATCGTAGCGATTTCGATAACTACACTGAAGGTAACGGTGATGGCTTCGGTTTCTCTGCTACCTATGAATACGAAGGATTCGGTATCGGTGCAACTTATGCGAAATCTGATCGTACCGACACTCAAGTTAATGCAGGGAAAGTTCTTCCTGAAGTATTTGCTTCCGGTAAAAATGCAGAAGTTTGGGCCGCAGGTCTGAAATATGACGCTAACAACATTTACCTGGCCACTACCTATTCTGAAACCCAGAATATGACTGTATTTGCTGATCACTTCGTTGCTAATAAAGCCCAAAACTTCGAAGCTGTTGCACAATATCAGTTCGATTTCGGTCTGCGTCCGTCCGTTGCTTACCTGCAATCTAAAGGTAAGGATCTTGGAGTATGGGGCGATCAGGACTTAGTCAAATATGTTGATGTAGGTGCAACCTATTACTTCAACAAAAATATGTCTACTTTCGTTGATTACAAAATCAACCTGCTTGACAAAAATGACTTCACTAAAGCACTCGGTGTAAGCACTGATGACATCGTTGCTGTAGGTCTGGTTTACCAGTTCTAATCTGATTACGAAAAAGATATGTTGCGGGAGGCGTTGCCTCCCCAACATATAAGTGGCTCCCTCAAGCCACTTCCTTTAGAAGCACAACCTTGCTTCTAACTATATAAACCTTCTGTTATATATTACCCTTTATTTTTGGGGGCGTCTCAACGCCCCATTTTTAATAATTTTTAGTAAACAATTGGCATATTAATTAGAGTTATTAACAACGATATCCATCTCTAACCGGATATCTAATGCCATTAACATCCCTTCAATTATGCCCTCAGCCTTCTGTAACCTTTTCCCGATATAACCATCAGAGCAGCAATGCTTACCTGCCAGTGACATGAATGTCATACCGACTACATAATAATCTACTAATAAATCGTGCAAATCGCTGTTGTTCTTTTTCAGACGGGCCATGCACCCGCAAATAATCATCGCGTCATCGTCACAACATTGCGGGCGAGATTTTACTTTTGAAGTAATTAATCCCTTAAAACCGGCGGCAATGGACGACCAGGTCACATCTTCATGATTATTAGCCGCCCACGCTCCCCAACGCTCAAGAACCATCTGAATATCACGCATCAACTTACTCCACAAAAATCAGACCAGAACGCCAATTACAAGCAAAAATCAACAAAACAGTATTAGTTGATTGTTATCTCTGACTTCATACTCCTGCTCCTGTCAGGGTTTTGGCGTAATTCTTCAGTATTCGGTAATCGGTCAAAACAGAACCGGGGAAACGATATAAGCGCAGATGCCCCCAGCGGTGGCGAAGAAGTTCTGCCATATAAAACTCAAACATCATTCATTCCCAATTTCGGTGATGGTCAGTTCCAGCCTCCCACCTTTGGTAACAGGCATCTTCACAACGCGGTAATCAACGACCTGAGCATCATCCAGCCAGAAACCTGCTTTAGTGAGTGCGTCAAAAGCGGCTTTTTGCAGATTATCCAGGTCACGGCGACGGCGATCCGGCATGTGGCACTCAATGCGGATTTTCACAGGCATAGCCAAGCCGATATCCAGCATTGCGTTTTTAATGATTCGGGCGACGTTATCGCGGTATGCCTGCCCCTCTGCGCTGACGTGCGTGCGCCCGCGATTATGGCGGTAATAGCGATTATTGCTCGGAGGCCAGGGTAATGTGATGCTGTAGGTATTCACGCCTTAATAACCCCCTCTTTCAGCCAGATAACCTGTGTTCTCGCCATACCTTCCAGCGCGCATTCTTTTGCATATGCAGCATCGACAAAATGTGTGCGGCGGTCGATTTCGTCGTGGCAGGCAGAACATGCAATGGTGGCAATCAGGTCTGGCGGTTTGGTACCGGTGCCGCACAATCCAGTCAGCCGGATATGTGCCAGTACAGACGTTTCAGGGTTGCCATTACATACGCCAGGGATTCTTACCTGGCATTCCCGACTACGCGCTGCTTTTCTCAAATCAGCCATGATTCCTCCTTGCTGCCAGTCGCAACCATTTTTTATCAACCAGGCTGGCGGTATATCCGAGCAGTGTTGGTATTTCGGAAGGCTTCAGCTCCGGTTTACGCTTACGACGATTTGGTACTCTGTAGATGTGTCCGTTCATGACACGAATAAGCGGTGTAGCCATTACGCCTCCTGCTTGTCACGGAGCAGCTGGAACTCGCAGCTCTGCGGAATAGTCAGGTGGCAGCCAATATTCATCGCCCAGGCTTCAACCTTACACAGGAAGACATACATCTCTCCGGTATCAAGATCGGAGGTATGGCGTAACGACTGGATCGTAGTGATTTCGCCGGTTACGACATCAACCAGGTCCTTGGTTTCATAACCGAGGTATGTGTGTTTGAGAGCATCTTTTACCCATGCTGCAGTAGCGAACGATTTCCCCCTGCTGATGAGGTACTCACTGATTTCGCTGTACCACATGTGGCTGAGTGCATTCTGGGAAAGACTGCGTCTTTCGCGCCACGGTTTAAGCGCCATGCGAAAGCATTTGCCGTCCTCCAGATAAGGCTGGATCTGCTGACCGATAGCGGTGAAGTTACCGCGATGCAATTTGATACCGTCTTGTGGGAGGTTCACGCTTCACCTCCGCAGAGGTCAAACGTTGGATGCAAAAAAACGCAGGTGCATTTCTGCATCTGTGAAGGGAGAAGAGAGTTTGGATTGTATATGCGCATAAACGTCCCCGTTTAGCGCAGAAGTCACCGGAGTTGTTCAGGCTCCGATGACATGATTATGGCGGGTTGATTATGGAAAATCAATCAAGCTATGTTTCATCGGCGAGGTCATCATCTGTGACAATCATGAGGTTAAAGAATGAAATAATGTTTATCTATGACAAGGATGAAGCTGAGCGCATTGTCGAAAATACCGCATACACTGCAGAACGTCAGCCGGAACGCGACATCACTCCGGTTAACGATGAAACCATGCAGGAGATTAACACTCTGCTGATTGCCCTGGATAAAACATGGGATGACGACTTATTGCCGCTCTGTTCCCAGATATTTCGCCGCGACATTCGCGCATCGTCAGAACTGACACAGGCCGAAGCAGTGAAAGCTCTTGGATTCCTGAAACAGAAAGCCACTGAGCAGAAGGTGGCAGCATGACACCGGACATTATACTGCAGCGTACCGGGATCGACGTGAGAGCTGTCGAACAGGGGGATGATGCATGGCACAAATTACGGCTCGGCGTCATCACCGCTTCAGAAGTTCACAACGTGATAGCAAAGCCCCGATCAGGAAAGAAGTGGCCTGACATGAAAATGTCCTACTTCCACACCCTGCTGGCTGAGGTTTGCACCGGTGTGGCTCCGGAAGTTAACGCTAAAGCGCTGGCCTGGGGAAAACAGTACGAGAACGACGCCAGAACCCTGTTTGAGTTCACTTCCGGCGTAAATGTTATTGAATCCCCGATCATCTATCGCGACGAAAGTATGCGCACCGCCTGCTCTCCCGATGGTTTATGCAGTGACGGCAATGGCCTTGAGCTGAAATGCCCGTTTACCTCCCGGGATTTCATGAAGTTCCGGCTCGGTGGTTTCGAGGCCATAAAGTCGGCTTACATGGCCCAGGTGCAGTACAGCATGTGGGTGACGCGAAAAGATGCCTGGTACTTTGCCAACTATGACCCGCGCATGAAGCGTGAAGGCCTGCATTATGTCGTGGTTGAGCGGGATGAAAAGTACATGGCGAATTTTGACGAGATGGTGCCGGAGTTCATCGAAAAAATGGACGAGGCACTGGCTGAAATTGGTTTTGTATTTGGGGAGCAATGGCGATGAAGCATCCTCGCGATAATATCCGGGTAGGCGCGATCACTTTCGTCTACTCCATTACAAAGCGAGGCTGGGTATTTCCCGGCCTTTCTGTTATCAGAAATCCACTGAAAGCACAGCGGCTGGCTGAGAAGATAAATAATAAACGGGAGGCGGTATGCACAAAGCATCTCCTGTTGAGTTAAGAACGAGTATTGAGATGGCACATAGCCTTGCTCAAATTGGAGTCAGGTTTGTGCCAATACCAGTAGAAACAGACGAAGAATTTCATACGTTAGCCACATCCCTTTCACAAAAGCTGGAAATGATGGTGGCGAAAGCAGAAGCAGATGAGAGAGACCAGGTATGACAACCACTGAATGCATTTTTCTGGCAGCGGGCTTCATATTCTGTGTGCTTATGCTTGCCGGCATGGGGCTTGTTCAGTGACACCTCAGCAAGAAAACGCCCTTCGCAGCATTGCCCGTCAGGCTAATTCTGAAATCAAAAAAGCCAGACAGCAGTTTCCGGATAAAAACGTCGATGACATTTGCCGTAGCGTACTAAAGAAGCACCGCGAAACGGTAACGCTGATGGGATTCACACCGACTCATTTAAGCCTGGCGATCGGCATGTTGAACGGCGTCTTTAAGGAACGATGAACATGAAAAGCAAAATCATCAGGGAGCTACAGGCTCCTTTTTTATTATTCGCATTTACCCTCAAGCGTATTAACCAACAATTCAGGGATTAATGAAAGATGGCAGACATCATTGATTCAGCATCAGAAATCGAAGAATTACAGCGCAATACAGCAATAAAAATGCGTCGTCTGAACTACCAGACTGTATCCGCAACTCATTGTTGTGAGTGTGGCGATCCGATAGATGAGCGAAGACGCCTGGCTGTTCAGGGTTGTCGGACTTGTGCAAGTTGCCAGGAGGAGATCGAACTTAAGAACAAACAATGGGGACTGTGATGGCCTCAAAGCAGCAAATTTCAACATCGTCCAACTGGGGTGTAAAAATGTTCAGAATCATTTTTCCTAACACCTGGTACGTCGACCACCACGGCACTCCCTGCAAAATCCTGCGTTCTACCCACAACAAAGTTCACTACATCCGAAAAGGCAGAACATGTATCGCCAGCATGTTCCGCTTTAATCATGACTTTGAACCTGTGAATAAAGCTGATGCAGATCGGATAGCAGAAGAGATCGAAACGGCAGAACACATTAAGAAGTTACGTGACATGCGTTCAAAAAGCAGAGGTAACCATGGAATCATACAGCCTCACACTCGATGAGGCCTGTCAGTTTCTTAAGATATCCAGACCAACCGCCACCAACTGGATACGAACAGGCCGCCTACAGGCAACACGTAAAGATCCAACCAAGCCAAAATCTCCTTACCTCACAACACGGCAAGCCTGCATTGCGGCGCTTCAGTCTCCGCTGCATACTGTCCAGGTGAGCGCGGGTGATGGCATAACAGAGGAAAGAAAATGTCACTCTTCCGCAGAAGTGAAATATGGTACGCCAGTTTCACATTGCCGAACGGTAAAAGATTTAAACAGTCTCTTGGAACAAAGGACAAAAGGCAGGCGACAGAGCTCCATGACAAGCTAAAGGCTGAAGCATGGCGGGTCAGCAAACTTGGTGAAATACCTGATATAACGTTCGAGGAAGCGTGTGTCAGGTGGCTTGAAGAGAAAGCACATAAAAAATCACTGGACGATGACAAAAGCCGGATCGGATTCTGGCTTCAACATTTCGCAGGAATGCAACTAAGAGACATTACTGAATCAAAAATTTATTCAGCAATGCAGAAAATGACGAACCGGCGTCATGAGGAAAACTGGAAACTCAGGGCAGAAGCATGCAGAAAAAAAGGGAAACCTGTTCCAGAATACACGCCAAAACCAGCGTCCGTTGCAACGAAGGCTACGCATCTTTCATTTATAAAGGCCCTACTAAGAGCCGCAGAGCGTGAATGGAAAATGCTGGATAAGGCACCAATTATTAAAGTGCCCCAACCAAAGAATAAACGGATCCGCTGGCTGGAGCCCCATGAAGCACAAAGACTGATTGATGAATGTCCGGAGCCATTAAAGTCTGTTGTTGAATTTGCACTGGCAACAGGCCTAAGACGCTCGAACATCATCAACCTTGAATGGCAACAAATAGATATGCAGCGCCGGGTGGCATGGATAAACCCGGAAGAGAGTAAATCAAACCGCGCAATTGGCGTTGCGCTGAATGATACTGCATGTCGCGTACTGAAAAAACAAATCGGGAATCATCACCGTTGGGTATTTGTGTACAAGGAAAGCTGTACCAAACCAGACGGAACGAAAGCGCCAGCAGTAAGGAAGATGCGGTATGACGCAAACACAGCCTGGAAAGCGGCGCTGAGACGGGCTGGTATTGATGATTTCAGATTTCACGACTTGAGACACACCTGGGCAAGTTGGCTGGTTCAAGCCGGAGTCCCGTTGTCAGTGTTACAGGAAATGGGAGGCTGGGAGTCTATCGAAATGGTTCGTCGATATGCTCACCTTGCACCTAATCACCTTACCGAACACGCACGGCAAATAGACTCGATCCTGAACCCATCGGTCCCAAATTTGTCCCAGTCAAAAAATAAGGAAGGTACTAATGATGTGTAACTTATTGATTTAAATGGTGCCGATAATAGGAGTCGAACCTACGACCTTCGCATTACGAATGCGCTGCTCTACCAACTGAGCTATATCGGCCCTGAAAGGACATGTTCACGAACGTGAATCACGGTGGGCAAGGTTAAAACTAACCGGGCGATGCGTCAATGGCCTTGTGAATCAAATGGCTACTTTTGCATCACCCGGTTTTATTTACGCACGAATGGTGTAATCACCAATGCCGATCCACTTGTAAGTGGTCAGTGCTTCCAGCCCCATTGGGCCACGCGCGTGGAGTTTTTGTGTGCTTACCGCCACTTCCGCACCCAGACCAAACTGGCCGCCGTCGGTAAAACGCGTAGAGGCGTTAACGTAAACAGCGGACGAATCCACTTCGTTAACAAAACGCTGGGCGTTGCGCATATCGCGGGTCAGGATCGCATCGGAGTGTTGTGTGCCGTGTTCACGAATATGGGCGATGGCATCGTCAAGATCGCTGACGATTTTGACGTTCAAATCTAATGACAGAAACTCATCGTCATACTCTTCGGCTTTAACAGCAACCACCTTCGCAGGGCCTGCCTGCAACTGCGCCAGTGCAGCTGCATCTGCGTGTAATGTCACGCCGCTTTCCGCCATTTGTTTGCTTAATGCGGGCAGGAAGCTATCGGCGATGTTTTTATTCACCAGCAACGTTTCAACCGTATTACATGTGCTCGGACGCTGAGTTTTCGCGTTGACGATCACTTTTAATGCTTCAGCGATCTCTACACTTTCATCAACGTAAATATGGCATACGCCTATACCACCTGTGATCACCGGGATTGTCGACTGTTCACGGCACAGTTTATGCAAACCAGCGCCACCACGCGGGATCAGCATGTCGATGTATTTATCCATACGCAGCATTTCACTGACCAGCGCACGGTCAGGATTATCAATCGCCTGCACGGCACCCGCCGGTAAGCCGCAGGATTTCAGGGCGTCCTGAATCACCGCCACCGTTGCAGCGTTAGTGCGACACGTTTCTTTGCCACCGCGCAGGATCACCGCATTACCGGTTTTCAGGCACAGCGAAGCGACATCAACCGTCACGTTCGGGCGCGCTTCATAAATCACGCCAATAACCCCCAGCGGTACGCGACGACGCTCAAGACGCAGGCCGCTGTCCAGTACGCCGCCATCGATTACCTGCCCCACCGGATCGGCGAGGTTGCACACCTGACGTACATCGTCGGCAATGCCTTTCAGCCGTGCGGGCGTCAGTGCCAGACGGTCAAGCATCGCTTCGCTAAGGCCATTGGCTCGCGCGTCAGCAACATCCTGGGCGTTAGCGTTGAGGATGATTTCGCTTTGTGCTTCCAGTTCATCGGCGATTTTTTCCAGCACGCGATTTTTTTCGCGGCTGGAGAGTTGCGCTAATTTATACGAGGCTTGCTTCGCGGCAATGCCCATTTGTTCCAGCAT